TATAGACCCTGATAATAACTTTTACTTCTATGATGAATACTATGAAAGCGAAAGAACTATTGCAGAGAACTCAACTATAATAAAGGCTCTTTCAGGTAGTCAAGACATTTCCTATACTTTAATAGACCCAGTATATGGACAGAAGCGTAATGAGATAGAGATGACCTCCGTAAGACAGGAATACGCTAAGAATGGTATACCTACTTTACCAGGAGTTAAGGATGTAGCTGCTGGGATTTCAGCAGTTAAGAAGAAACTACAGGTAAGCGAAAAGACAGGTAAGCCTGAAGCATACTTCTTTGATACACTTACAAATACATTAAAAGAGATTTCAAGATATAGGTGGGATGAGTTTAGAATTAACACAGCAGAGAAGAATAAGAAAGAAGCACCTAAGAAATTACAAGACCACTTAATGGATAGTATGAGGTGGTTATGTGCAGCTAAACCTTATTATGTTGACCCACAGTTGATGGCTTTAACTGCTAACGACTTTACCAAGTTGACTAAATCATAAAGAATTAAAAACACATTCAAAACAAGAAAAAGATTTAATAGATAAAATGAAATTCATCACAAGGAAATAAAATGTTAGATAATAAAACTAAATTTGTATTAGACCATTTTGAAAGTTCTAAAAGCTATTACACTCCACTTAGAGAAAAGATAAGGGATTGGGATTGGCTTTTCTATGGCATAAGAGAAATTCCTAAATATAAGTGGCAGTCTAATATAGCTGACCCGACTACCTATGAAGCTGTAATGGTTATATTATCTAAGATTATGAATAATACATTTTCTAAGACTCCTCCATTTGAAGTATATGGGCGTGAAGAGAGTGATGAACAATATGCCTCTTTAATTAGAGATTTAATTTCCTATCAGTTTGAGAAGTGTGGATTTAGAAGTAAGTATTCTTTATTTGTCCTTCAGTCTTTAGTTAGGGGAACATCTATTGCTAAAACATATTGGAAGAAAGATACAAAAAGAATTACATATAGAGAACCAATAGAACAGCCAGTTATAGAAATGATACCAGACCAGATGACTGGTGCTATGATGCCACAGGTTGTTGGTCAAGAGATAGTTGGCTATGATAAGAAAAAGAAGTCAGTAGATATGTATGATGACCCTTACTTTGAAGTAGTTGATATTAGAGATTTCTTCCCTGAGCCTGATGCTACTGATACCAATGGAACAATGATACATAGGACTTATAAAACATTAGATGAGTTAAAGAAACTCGGTATATATAAAAACTTAGGAGATATTAAAGGTGATGGTGTTACTGACTCTGGTGAGTGGGATTATGACCACCCAAGATTAAACAATATAGGTTTATCTTCTCCTGAAGGGCATAGAGCGTTCTCTGAGATTGATAAGCAAAAGAAACTTGGCAAGACTATAGAGATATTAGAGTGTCATTGTAAATATGATATGGATGGAGATGGTAAATTAGAGGACTGTATATTTACAGTAGCTAATAGAAACGTACTTATTCGTGCTATAGAAAATCCTTTCTATCACGGAGAGAGTTGTTTCGTAAAGATAGTATATGAGCCAGCCCTTAATGAATTCTTTGGTAGAGGTGTATGTGAAATTGCCGAAGATATGCAGAACGAATTAAATGATAAAAGAAATCAGAGATTAGATAATATCAATTTAGTATTACAACCTGTTATGAAATATGTAGAGGGGATGATACACCCTGCATTGATAAAGAACTTTAGATATGCACCTGGAGCTAAACTTGCAGTAAGGGATATAAATGCTTCTTCGTGGGATAGACCACCTGATGTAACTATGGGTGTGCATAAAGAAATACAGGATTTAAAGAAAGATATACAAGAAACATTAGGAGCTGTTCCTGCTATATCACCTTCAGCTAATTCAAATGAAGTGCATAGAAATACCTCTGGTATTATGTTATTACAGGGTATGGCTGGTGAACGTTTAAAGCCAGTAGTTGAGTTAATGGATGAGATGGGTTTAAAGAAGATAGTTGAGAAGTTCCACCAATTAAACCAACAGTTTATTACCGAAGATAGAGTTGTTCGTATATTGGGTGAGAAAGGTGCTAACTATAAAAGAGTTCCTATGGAAGCACATCAGTCATTAGTTGACTTTATACCTGCTGGAACTAAAGAGATGGCTAATAAAGAAATGAAACTAATGCAGTTACTTAGGTTTACGGAAGTAGTTTCTAAGATACCTAAATTTAATATAGCCGTGAATTATCCAGAGATAGGTAAAGAATTTACATCCTTATTTGGATTTGTAAATAAAAACTTTATTAAAAATGAACAAGAAATTTTACAAGCACAAGTAGAGGAGAAGAAAGAAGAACTTGTTAAAACTATGTTTGAGCAGAAAGTAAAAGGTCAAGAAAGTGCCACAAAGCCACAAGACCCAAAGGCACAGATGTCTGGTCAAGGGGGAGGGGCTAACCAGATGAGAAAAATGATGAGTTCTACAAGAGGAGGTATGTAATGGGGAAAAGAGAAGCGTTGGAACGTATGGAAGTAACTACTGATGATGAAATTAGTAATTTTAAACTTCTTAAAAATGTTCCCGGTTGGAAGCAGTACGTTAAAAGATTAGATGAAGTTTTTGATGTGCAGTATAGCAATTTAAGAAACGTCAAGAAAGATGAAGAATATTATAAATTACAGGGGAAGCTAACGGGGATAGAACTTTGCCTAACCATTATGGATAGGTTAATAGAAACCCACGAAGTAGCCAACTCACAACCTGAATAAGGCGAGGAGCTAAAAATGGAAAACGAAGTAGACGACAAACTCGAAGTAACTGAAGAGACTGAAAACTTAGACAATTTAGAAAAATTAGAGCAAGATATTCTTGCTGAAAAAGACAAGCCGACAGAACCCGAAGTTAAAGAAGAGTCCGTTGAAGAAGCAAAAGAAGAAAAAGAAACATCAGCAACAGAAGTATTAAAAGAAGAAACCACTCAGCAAGACGACTCGGATAAGCAACCTGAACCTGAATTACCTGAGAAATATAGAGGCAAATCTGCTCAAGATATAATTAAAATGCACCAAGAGTCAGAGAAGATGATGCACTCTAAAAGTCAGGAAAGTTCAAGATACAGAAAAATGCTTGCCGATAAAGTTGATTTTGATGAAGATGGTAATATAGTTGGTGTCAAACAACCTACTAAGGAACAACCAACTCAATCGCAAGAGGATTATTGGGCTACGTTAGAAGAGCAGACTAGTTTGCCAAGACAAACCATACAAGCACTAATGACTATCAACGAGGCAAGGTTTAGACAGCAAGGTCAGCAATTCGAGCAATTACTCCAACCTCTTAGAAAAACGCAGTCTCAGTCAACGTACGACCGCCTAAAGACTTCTATGAGAGGCAAAGAAGAATATAAGCACTTGGATGAAGTAGAAGATGATATAGACGCATTTGTAAAGGAAAGGAAAATTCCATTAGACCAAATCAGAGATGAGACGGCTATGGCAACCCTTTACTATACAGCCCTTGGCAAGAGATTTGATAAGAAGATTGAGAAAAAGAAGGCTGATACCAAGAAGTTAAAAGAGGTCTCCGAACAGGAAAAAACCGAAGCACAAGTATCAACATCAACCAAAGCTGTTACTGAAGGTAAAAAAGACATCAATACTATGAGCTTGGAAGAGCTTGAGAAAAACTTACCACAGCAAGAGCTTTAATAAATCGGAGTAAGAACAATGGCAACATATAGTACAAGTACAACCTCTACTCTTAACAATATGCTTTCAACATACTATGATAATAGTCTGATGAAAACTATTGAAAAGGTAGAAAGATTTGCCCAGTTTGCAGAGGAACGACCAATTCCTAAGCAAGCAGGTACATCGATAGTTTTTAACGCTTGGAGAAATTTGACAGCAGTTTCATCTGCATTAACAGAAGCTATATCTCCAAACGCTGAAAATCTATCAAGTAGAAAAATAACAGCCACAGTAGTCCAGTATGGTAAGTTAGTTAAGGTTTCAGACCTTGTTGACTTAACTGCTATCTCAAGCCCTGTTAAAGGTGCTTTAGGTAGATTGGGTTATTGGGGTGGTCAGGCATTAGATAGAATTTGTCAAAAGGCAATTTATCTAGACTCACTAACACTCAATGCGACTCAAGGTTCAATGCTTTCAGCTTTAGAATCTGCAACTGCAAGTTCATTTTGTGCTGATACAGGAACAACTGATTATACACAGCAAATGGGTTTCCCTGTTATCATCGCATCTTCAGCAGCTAGAGTAAGTGCTTGTGATGGTACAAGTGCTAATTCTAATGCTGGTATGACTGCTAT